GATAAATATGTTCGAGGAACATTCATTCTATTGTATGAAATGTGGTCATAAAGGAATTCCTATTCAGCGTAAATCTGGATTCCAACACAGTAAATTCCATCGTAAAAAGCTCTATTGTATTTATTGCCAAGAGGAAGTAAATCATGTAGAGTGTAAGAATGAAGAAGATGTTGAAGAATTTCTTGAAAATTTTAAGAATGGAGTGTATAAAGATGAAGCGGAAAGATCTTTGGATTATATGCGGGCCTCCGGCGTCCGGTAAAAGTACTTTTGCTAATTTTTATTTTACGAAAGATCCTTATTGGAGCAAAAAGTCTTGGATTATTGTTTCAAGAGATAAGATTCGTTTTTCTTTTCTTAAAAAGAATTCTTCTACCAATTACTTTGAACATGAATCTGAAGTTTTCAATGAATATGTAAAAACTATTAAAGAAAGCTTTGAAAAGTATGATGTTGTAATTGCTGATGCTACTCATTTAAATGAGCGTTCTCGAAATAAACTTCTTAATGCTCTTGGAGCAGACTTTTTAAAAGATATTGATATTACTTGTGTTGGTATGATTACTTCTCTTAAAAAGTGCTATGAGTATAATAAGCAGAGAAGCGGTTTAGAAAACGTTCCTGCTGCTGCTATTAAAAGAATGTATGATACTTATGTTCTTCCCGATCATGGTGAAAAATATGAGTATAGAGATGTCCTTTGGTGTAGCAATGATGGAAAAAGAAGAAACTATTATGACTGTACTTGGATTGGAAAACCAATTCAAGTATAAAAAGGGGATGATTAATTTATGAGTAATATTTGGCTTACAAGTGATTTTCATTTCGGGCATGATAGAGAATTTGTCTGGAAAGCACGAGGTTATTCTTCAGTTGAAGAAATGAATGAAATTCAGATCGAGAAATTTAATTCTCTTGTTCAGCCTGATGATACAGTATATATTCTTGGAGATTTGATGCTCGGTAACAAAAGCAATATTGAGTTTATTAAAAGGCTAAAAGGAAGAATTCATATTGTGCTTGGTAATCACGATACTCCAACTCGTGAAGCTATGTATAAAGAACTTCCTAATGTTGTTGAAGTCGCGTGGGCAATTAAGCTGGATTATCGTAAATATCATTTTTATATGTCTCATTTTCCGACTTTAACTAGTAATTTGGAAAAAGAATATCTGCGGCAAATGACTTTAAACCTATATGGTCATACTCATCAGAATACTAATTTCTATGAAGATAGACCCTATATGTTTCACGTTGGGGTCGATAGCCATAATGGATATCCAGTTAATTTAGATGATATCATTATGATGATGAATGAAAAAGTTCAAGAATGTAAAAACTTTTTGGACAATGAGAAATAATTTATCTACTCTAATATTTATATAATGTAGGAGGAGATAAATATGGGTAAAAAAATTAATTTATTAAATCAAACATTTGATTATTTAACTGTTATTGAAGAAACTGATAAACGAGATAGAGTTGGAAGTATTTTATGGAAATGTAAATGTAAATGTGGAAGTGAAACCTTAGCGTCAACAACAGATTTGCGTTCAGGACATAAACGTAGTTGTGGATGCTTACAAAAAGAAAAGGCTAAACAACAAGGTGAAAAAAATTTAATTGATCTTACTGGGAAAAAATTTGGATTACTTACAGTATTAAATAAAGATTACTCTAAAAAAACGCCTAATGGTTCAACTAAAGTATATTGGAAATGTAAATGTGAATGTGGAAACGTTGTATCAGTAGAGGGTCAATCCTTAAAAGATAAGAATACACAATCTTGTGGGTGTATAAAATCATTTGGAGAACAAAAAATTTCTCAAATTTTAAGAGAAGCGAATTTGCCATTTGAAAAAGAAAAAATATTTAAAGATGGTATTACTTCAAATGGTGGGAATATGAGATTTGATTTTTTCGTTAATAATAAATACATTATTGAATATGATGGAAAACAACATTTTCAAAATAATGCTTGGGGCAGTGACACATTAAAACAAATACAACAAAGAGATAAAGAAAAGGATATTTATTGCCATATTCATCATTATCCAGTCATTCGAATTCCCTATACTCATTACTTAGAATTAGAATTAAAAGATTTATTATTAGAAATTAGTAATTTTTTAGTTCCCTACTCTGATGAAAAGTCTGCCGAATAGGCTATTCCGATCGATCAATCCCGCTGTGATAAGTGCTTTTATGAAGTTCTTGCTTGTGATGAAAATGATTTCTACGGCAATTGTCCCAAATATAAGAGAGATTTGCCTAATGGAGGTTTTTATGAATAAAAAAACTCTTATTATGAAGGATTATTTTAAAGGAAATATCCCTACTTTAGAAGAAGCTATTAATAAAATATAGGAGTCTCTTGAAGAAGATATTTATAATGGTATTATGGATTATATAAAAAATCATCATCTTAAATTTGAAATTTCTTTAGCCTGGGATGACGATGATGAGTTTGAGCATGAAGGCTATTATAATTCTGTTGATGACGCAATTAATGCATTATTAAAATATAAAGAAAATTGAACTTTGAAAATTAAAAAATAAGGAGAAAATTATGGGTTCTATTATTTCTAGTGTCCTGCCGTTTCTCATTCCTGCTGTGATTGTGATTGCGGTAATTGTTGTCCTGTGTTCTGGTTATCTGAAGGCTCCCCCCGATATGGCCTATTTGATTTCTGGTGTAGGTAAGAAGCCCCGTGTCCTGATTGGTAAGGCCGGCATTAAGATTCCTTTCTTCGAACGAGTAGATAAATTGTTCTTGGGAGCAATTCAGATTGATGTCAAGACATCTAGCTCTGTTCCTACTGCGGAATTCATTAATGTCAAGGTTGATTCTTATGTGAATGTTCGTGTCGGACAGACTGATGAAATGATGGCTTTGGCCGCACAGAACTTCTTGAACTCTGATAGAGACACCATTGGTCAGAAGGTCCGTGATCTGCTGGAAGGCAATATTCGTGAAATCGTTGGCCAGATGAATCTGACTGATATGGTTAGCGATCGTAAGGCTTTCAGTGAGAAGGTTCAAGAAAATGCCGTGCCCGATCTGGCGCGTTTTGGTCTGGAACTGATTTCTTTCAATGTCCAGAATTTCTCTGATGAGAATGGTGTTATCAATGACCTCGGTATTGATAACATTGAGCAGATCCGTAAGGCTGCTGCGATTGCTAAGTCTGATGCTCAGCGTGAAATTGCTATCGCCGAAGCAGAAAATGCTAAGCAGTCTAATGAAGCTAAGGTTAAAGCTGCTGAAGAAATGGCAGTTCGTAATAATGACTTGGCAATTAAGAAGGCTCAGTTGAAGCAGGAAGCTGATACTCGTCAGGCTCAGGCTGATGCTGCGGCTGGCATTGAGGCAGAGAATCAGCGTAAGTTGAGAGATGTTGCTGCTACTGACGCTAATATTGCTAAGGCAGAACGCGAAGCTGATTTGAAACAGAAGCAGATTCAGTTGAAGGAATATGAACTGGATGCTCTTGTGCGTAAGCAGGCTGATGCTGATAAGTATGCTGCTGAACAGAAGGCTGCGGCTGATCTGATTAAGCGTCAGAGAGATGCTGAAGCTCGTGCTTATGAAATTGAACAGGAAGCTCGCGCTATGAAAGCAAAAGCTGAAGCTGAGAAGTATGCTGCTGAACAGAAGGCTGCTGGTATTGCCGCAGTTGGTGAAGCAGAAGCTGCTGCTATCGAAAAGAAAGCAGAAGCACAGAAGAAGATGGGCGAAGCATCCATCATGGAAATGTACTTCGATGCTCTGCCGAAGATTGTTGCTAATGCTTCTGCACCTCTGACGAACGTTGATAAGATTACCATGTATGGCGAAGGCAATAGTGCCAAGCTTGCTGGTGATGTTATGAAAACGGCTGATCAGATTACTAAGGCTGTATCTGAAGCCACTGGCATTGATCTTGCACAGTTGCTTAATTCCTTTATCGCAAAGAAAGAAAATTAATACTCAATCCCTTATGAGAGAAATCTCATAAGGGATTTTTTTATGCTTAGATATCGAAATCGGCCGTAGTTCGGAAATTCTAACACACTAACAATTTTTTAACCAAAAAGGTCAGAATATTGATTTTACTTAAAAAAAATGGTATAATTATATAAAGAAATATATAAAAGGAGTAATATATGGAACTTAAAGTAAAAAATGCTAAATATGAATGGGACCCTGATACTGGAACCGCGACTTGTTCATGTGATTATAACAATATAAAATATACTGGAATCGCACATTGTCATCCAGAAGACCAAGATATGATGAATGAAAATACTGGAATGACCATTGCTGAATGGAGATTACAAATTCAATTATTACGTGTTCATCGTGAAGAAGTTAAGACTGAATTAAAAACTCTAAAACAATTATATTATTCAATGACACAATCTAAAAATTTTAATTATAATTCTTATGAAACTAAAACATTGCGGAGATAGATTCGAGAACGAGAAAATTACTTAGATTTTATTAGAAATGAATTAATTCCGCCATACCAAAAATATTTAAGAGATTGGATAGATGGAAAAGATAAATTCTATAAGCGTATCCGCGCGAATCGCGCCAAGGGCAAAAGTGAGTAATATTTTTATACTAATATTTATAAATAATAAGAGAATTTAAGCCTTTATTCTTACAATTCTAAAGAAAGGGTGATATTTATCTTACTATTTATTTTTGGAATGATTTTTATCGCTTACTTATGTCCCATAGGAGATAGCCTAATAAGTGTAATTGTAGCTTTCTTCGAGATGGTCAAGGGTAAAATTGCTGTTAAAACAACAGAATATAATGCCCAAATCAAAAAACTGGCTAATGAAAATAGCACTTCCATCCATGCTATTGGATTTGCCACACCAGATTATGAAGAAGAGGAAGATGATAATGAGTACTGAGATATATAAATTTTATGACACTTGTAGCTTATTAATGGTTGTAGATACTTTATTTTAGGATAAAAAATCTATACCAGTAATTTCTTCAATTACTTTAAATGAATTAGAAAATATAAAAACATCAAGTAATAAAGATCCTGATGTAAAATATGCGGCTCGTAAATTATTACATAAATTAAACGAAAACCCTGATAATTATCTTATTCATTTATTCAAAGTACATTATACAGAAGCTATAGAAGAAATGAATCTCCCAGTTACTGATGATACACGAATTTTAGCTACCGCTATTAATTTTAAGGAATGTCATCCTAATACTATTTTTGTAACAAATGATTTGTCATTAAAAACAATGGCAAAATTATTTTTTAATACTAATATAGAAAGTATTAATGAAGATACATTAGATGAATATACAGGTTATTTAGAAGTAACTATGAATAATGAAGCTATGGTTGATTTTTATTCTAATCAAGAAGAAAATTATTTTGATTTATTAGTAGGAGAATACCTATTAATTAAAGATGATGATGGTCAAGTTGTAGATAAAAAATGTTGGACAGGAGAAAAATATCGTCCAATAGTCTATGGTAACTTCGATTCTAAATGGTTTGGTAAAATTAAACCAATGAAAGATGATGCCTATCAAGCATTATTTGCAGATAGCCTTTTAAATAATACTATAACAATGGTACGAGGTCCAGCCGGCTCAGGTAAAACTTATTTGAGTCTAGCATTCTTATTAAATTAGCTTGAAAAAGGCCGCATTGATAAAATAATTATTTTCTGTAACACTATAGCTACTAAAAATTCTGCTAAATTAGGATATTATCCTGGAACTAGAGATGAAAAATTATTAGATTCTCAAATTGGTAATTTATTAATCAGTAAATTTGGTGGAAGAATAGTAGTTGAACAAATGATTGAACAAGAAAAATTAATTCTTTTACCTTTAAGTGATATTCGTGGTTATGATACCACTGGTATGTGTGCTGGTATTTATATTTCAGAAGCATAGAATATGGATATTTCTTTGATGAAATTAGCTTTACAACGTATTGGTAGTGATAGTATTTGTATCATTGACGGTGATGATAAAACTTAGGTTGATGATATTTCATTTGCTGGTGCTAATAATGGTATGCGTAGAGCTTCTAAAATTTTTAGAGGAACTAATGTATACGGTGAAATTGAATTAAAGAATATACATCGTTCTGCTATAGCACGCATTGCTGAAAATATGTGATTTTATTTAGCCAAAAGAGTTAAATTCTCTTTTGGCTAATTTTATAGCCTTAAAAAGGAGGAATATATATGGCTTTTAAAATGAGAACAACTCGTCCAGAAGCTGGTAATAAATATTATATTACTAAAGCTAATGGTGGGTATTCTTATGCTATTAAAGGCAGTCCAACAGATAAATAGAATGATGTTTTAAGTAATTGTGTTGGATACGCATATGGTCGTTTTAATGAAATCGGCGGATATGGATATTGTAAATATTTAAGTCCAGTTAATGCTGAACGTTTTCCACAATATAATAATACTGGTATTCCAATGGGATAGACTCCAAAGCTTGGAGCTTGTATGGTATGGCGAGGCGGCCCCACTTTAAATAGTGGAGACGGTGTTGGACACGTTGCTATTGTTGAAAAGATTTATAGCCCTACAAAAATTATGACTTCTGAGAGCGGCTGGGGCAGTAAAAATCCATTCTGGAATGCTACTCGTGAAAAAGGAAATGGTAACTGGGGTGCAGGCGCTGGATATAAATTTCTTGGATTTATTTATAATCCAGCAGTAACAGACACTGGAGACGTTGATACTGATACAAGTAACCAATATGGATTTGGTAAAACTAATAGTCCTTTAGTTAATTATACTAAGATTAGTCCTAATAAAACCAGTCCTCGTAATCATGTAATTGATACTGTTACAATTCATTGTGTAGTTGGACAATGTTCTGTTGAAGCTCTTGGAAACATATTTGCGCCGACATCAAAACAGGCTTCTTCTAATTATGGTATTGGCCCTGATGGTAGAATTGGTATGTATGTTGAAGAAAAAGATCGTTCATGGTGTTCTTCTAATGCAGCTAATGATAATCGTGCTATTACCATTGAAGTAGCTAGTGATACTACAAGTCCATATGCCGTTACTGATAAAGCATATGCGGCTTTAATTAAACTTCTAGTTGATATTTGTAAAAGAAATAATATAAAAAAATTAGTATGGTCTACTAATAAAAATGATAGAGTAAATCATTTAAATGGATGTAATATGACAGTTCATAGAGATTATGCTAATAAATCTTGTCCCGGCGAATATTTATATAATCGTCATGGAGATATTGCTGCTAAGGTTAATGCTTAGCTTGGAGTTGTTGAGGAGGATGAAGATATGACACAAGAAACATTTAATGAAATGATGAATAATTATTTAATTGAATTAGCTGAAAAAAATCCTAATACTTATTCTACAGATGCTCGTGCTTGGGCAGAAAAAAATGGATATATTAAAGGTGACGAAAAAGGCCGTAAAATGTATAAGAAGTTTATGACTCGTGAAGAAATGATTACAGTTTTATATCGTATTTTAAAGGATAAATCTTTAATATAATGAGACATAGAAAAAATAAAAAAGAATTTTCTAAAAGTTTATTGATTCAAGAATCTGCTTTAATTTGGATTACAAGTTTAGCCTATATTGTATTAGCATTTTATTGTATTAGTAATGGTTATACAGGATCATTGCCTTGGATTACAGCAAGTGCTAGTCTTCCTTGGGCAGCTTATGGAGTAAGCCAAGTTTTTTATTATAAAAAATCAATGATTGAAAATTCTAAAAATGGTATTAAATATGAAACAGTATTAAAAGAATTAGATCAAGCTTATGATAAATATCATAATATGACTTCTAATAATACCGATTTCAATGAAGTTTTGAACGATTTATTTAATTCTTCAAGTAGTAATACTACGACTTATACTGATACACAAG